CTAAGTCTATGAAGGCCAAAGAACGTAAGATGGGTTATCCATCATGAAGCAGAAACCCGCTAAGGTACGTAAAGTCATGAGAGAGTACAAAGAAGGTACGCTTCATAGTGGTAAAGGTGGTCCTGTAGTTAAGTCTCGTAAACAAGCAGTTGCTATTGCTTTGTCTGAAGCTGGTATGTCTAAGCCTAAGAAGAAGAAATGAAAAAAGATTCAAGGCTGGAAAGAGCAGGAGTCTCTGGATATAATCAACCTAAAAGAACACCAGGACATCCTACCAAATCTCACATTGTTGTAGCAAAGGACGGTGATCAAGTTAAGACGATTAGGTTCGGTCAACAAGGTGTTAAAGGTTCTCCTGAAGGATCTGCAAGGAACAAAGCCTTTAAAGCTCGCCACGCAAAAAACATTGCTAAAGGTAAGATGTCAGCGGCCTTCTGGGCTGATAAAATTAAATGGTGATCTAAATGGCTACATTCTTAGATTGTGTAAATGGTGTTCTTAGACGGATAAGAGAGACTGAAGCAGTTTCAGTAACTGATACAGCATACGTTAAACTTGTCAGTGACTTTGTTAACGAAGCTAAAAGAGAAGTTGAAGATGCTTGGAGCTGGTCTGTTCTTAGAACAACTAAGACAATCTCTACAGTCAGTGGCACACAGAATTACGAGATACCAGGAACAAACCCTAGATCAAGATTGTTAGTTGTTTATGTTCCTTCACTGAAAAGAGATCTTTATCAAGCATCACAATCACAGATGCATGAGTGGACTAACCTACAAGGAACAACAAACGGATATCCTCAATACTTCTCTATTGGAAATAGCACAGCATCTACAGGTGTATTGACTATTGATCTATGGCCTGTACCTACATCAGTATTGTCCGTTAAGGTAGATTGTGTTGTCCCACAAGCAGATTTAGTTAACTCAACAGATACACTCTATGTACCATCAGAATTAGTTATTCAAGGTGCTTACTTACGTGCTATCAATGAGCGTGGTGAGGATGGTGGTCGATTAAGTGATCAGCAAGCAGATCTATACAGAAAAGCATTAGCAAGCTACATAGCCATTGAAGCAGTAAGATACGATGATGAAACTACTTGGGAGGCTGTGTAATGGCCTCAGAACTGTTGTCAGTAAGTATCGTAGCTCCTGGCTTTGCTGGTCTTAATACACAAGATTCTTCCATAGCACTTACAAAAGACTACGCTTTAAGAGCTGACAACGCTGTTATTGATCAGTTTGGTCGTATAGCAGCTAGACAAGGTTGGGTTAAAGTCAACACAACATCAGGCTTTGCTGGTACAGAGCCTACGCTTATCCATGAAGTTATTAAGATAGATGGCACAACACAGTTAGTATCCATTGGTGATAAGAAGATATTCACCGGAACAACAACACTTACTCAAGTTTACGCTGATGCTACATGGACCGCTAGTAACTGGAAAGCAGTTAACTTCAACGGACATACGTACTTCTTTCAACGTGCTCATGATCCTTTAGTGTATGACCATGCATCAAATACTTGGACAAAGGTATCAGCACATCCTAACTACTCAGGAACAGTACCATTAGGTAATGAAGTATTAGCTGCTTATGGTCGCTTATGGGTTGCTGATACAACCGCCAATAAAACAACAGTTACTTGGTCGGATACCTTAAGTGGTGCTAAGTGGTCTGGTGGTGCTGCTGGTTCTGTTAACATAGAAAACATCTTAACAAACGGTACTGATAGTATTGTTGCTTTAGCAGCCTTTAACGGTTACTTAATCATTTTCTGTAAAACAACTATCGTTATCTACTCAGGTGCTGATGTAGACCCTGCTGCTGATCTTAAGTTAGTTGAGGTTATTGATGGCGTAGGCTGTATTGCCAGAGACTCAGTACAAGATGTCGGTACGGATATGTTCTTCTTGTCTGATTCAGGTGTTAAGAGTCTTGCTAGAGTTATTCAAGAAAAGTCAAACCCTATCATTGACATATCTAGAAATGTTAGGGATGATTTAATTTTAGCTATAGCGGGTAACAACGACAATAGCCTTATAAAGGCAGTATACTCACAGAAACAAGGTTTCTATCTACTATCTTTTCCATCATTAGGACTACTGTATTGTTTTGACTTAAAGACAAGGCTACAGGATGGTGTTTGTAAAGCAACTTTATGGACATTAACACCTAAAGCTTTTTGTTCGTCTGTATCAAGATCATTGTACTTTAGTCGTCCTGGGTACATTGCTGAATACTCTGGTTATTCAGACAACGAATCCTCTTATCGTTTTGTTTACTATAGTTCTTACTTAGATGCTGCTAACGCATCATTGTTGAAGATACTTAAGAAAATTACATTGTCAGTTATTGGTGCTGGTGGAACCCCTGTATTCTTAAAATGGGGTGTAGACTATACACAGAACTATCAAAGTACCTTACTACCTGAACTTAGTTTATCATCTCGGTCAGAATACAACGTGGCTCAGTACAACATAAGCGAATACAACAGTTCGAACACATCAACTAACTTTATACGATCAAACATAGGCGGTAGTGGTAAGGTGTTTCAGATTGGTATTGAAGCTGACATACTTAATGACTTGTTGTCAGTACAACAAATGGATATTTACTTCAAAACTGGTAGAACAGCCTAAGGATAACGGAGTTTAATACAATGTTTACAGAAGCACAAATAATGGCTATGCTTCCTCCTAACTGGTCTCAGTTGGGCGCTAGTGCTAAGGTGCAGTTTTTCAAAGACAAGGGAGTATCTGTAGATAATTTACTCCAGGCTGGTATGATTAGTCAGGCTGATGCTCCTTGGTTTATTAGTCAGGGCCTTACAGCCAGCCCTTCTTTAATGACTGTTGCTAATGTACCAGAGCAAGCCTTAAACACAATTAGATCAGCAATCCTCAACAATGATACTAAAAGTGGTCAATCTGTAGCTGCTTTAGCACAACAGTATGGGTTGTCAGAAAAAGATCTAGCATCAGTTGCTAACATCCCTGTTAACGAGCTAAATCAATACTTTAGAGATGCTGGTATTCCTTTAGGAACAATGCTAACAGGTACTGTACAAAGAACATTTGGTACTGAAGGTAACATAAGACAGCTAGACAAAGGTGAGGATGTAGGCACAGAACAAGTTATAGGTACGCAAGACGGTAAACTACTGGTTCAGCAATATGATGCTTACGGACAGCCAACAGGTACTCGTTTGTCTGATCCTAACCCATCAGACGCACAAGGGTGGCTACAGGCTCTAGGTGTTGTTGGTAGTGCTATCGGAGCAGGAAACCTTGTTGACTCATTGTTCGGTGGTGCAGGCGCAGGATCAAGTTTAGCTGTTGCAGGTGTTGAAGGTGCTGCGTCCCAAGCAGCAACTACTGCCTATACCAACGCATTAGCAGCCACAGGAAGCTCTGAACTGGCTTCTATTGCTGCTGATGTTGCATCAGGTAACGTAGCTGCTGGTCTACCTGTAGCTGAAGCTGTTACTGCTGGTTTAGCTTCTGCTACTGATGCTGCTGCCACAGGTGCTGTATCTTCTACAGGAAATATTGTGGGTGGTGGTAATGTTGTTAGCGCTGGTGTTACACCACAAGGCCTAGCAACAACACCAGGAGGCTTGCTTAGTAATCCTAGCCTTGCTGTTGGTGGTGTTGAGGGTGCTGCATCACAGGCTGCTACAACAGTACAACAAGCAGTAACTAATGCAGGGGGAAGTCAAGCAGCAGCTAACGTAGCTTCTAATGCGGCTATACAAGCAACACTAACAGGTGCTGATGTAACCAATGCTGTAGCACAGGCTCTACAATCATCAGGGTTTTCTGAACTAGCTCCTTCAGTTGTTAATTCAATGTCGTCTGTTGGAACTGGTATTGGTAACATTGGTACTAACCTAGGTACTGGTTTGGGTAACATTGGTACTAACCTAGGTCAAGGTTTAGGTACTGGCTTAAGTGAAATTGGTACTAATTTAGGAACTGGAATAGGTAATTTAGGTACTAACCTAGGTACTGGCTTAGGTGAAATAGGTACTAACCTAGGTCAAGGTTTAGGAACTGGTTTAGGTGAAATAGGTACTAATTTAGGAACTGGGATAGGTAATATTGGAACTGGATTAGGTAATATTGGTACTAGTTTAGGCACAGGTCTAAGCGAAATAGGTAGTAATCTTGGTACGGGTATAGGTAATCTAGGCACAGGATTAGGAAATATTGGTACTAGTTTAGGCACAGGATTAGGTTCAATAGGAACTGCTTTAGGAACTGGACTAGGTGGTTTAGGTACAGGTATTGCTCAAGGATTAGGTCAAGGACTTGGTAATATAGCTTCTTCTCTCTTTAGTGGTATTACTAATGCTGTGTCTAGTGTTGCTAACACAGATGCCCAGAATGTCTTAGGTAATCTTATCAGTTCTGGTGCTAACCTAGCAATGGTTAACGATGCTGCTCAGAAGCTTCGTGACCAAGGAAAGCTAACACAAACTGAATACGCTAACTTAGCTACTAACATTGGTGGTAAGTATGATGCTTTAGGTAAACAAGCATCAGAGATGATTGGTAACTTTACACCTTACGGTGTTACTAATTCCTTGTTTGGTACTTCTTACGATCCTAAGACAGGTGCTGTTAATACAGCATTGACTGAGGATGCTCGTCAGATGTATAATCCGTTTGCTCAAGCAGCTATGCAGTCTGCACAGGCTGCGAACATGACTAACGTAGACCAGCTTAGTCAGGATTACTACAACAAGTTATCTGCGTTGTCTGCTCCAGAGACTGAACGTCAGCGATTAGCCACAGAGGCTAGGTTACGTGCTCAAGGTAGATTGGGTGTAAGTGGGTCTGCTTATGGTGGTTCTTCACCAGAATTGTTAGCTCAAGAACAAGCTATAGCTCAACAACAGCTACAACGTGAACTACAGTCTAGGCAGGCTGCTTTAGGAGAACGTGGTACGTTAATCAATCAGGGTGTTGCTGCTTTGAGTCCTTTAGAAAGGCTAACACAACAACAGTTAGCACAAGCTCAGTTATCAGGTAATTTAGGACAACAACAGATGGCTGGCAACATAGCTAGGACACAAGCTTTCTTACAGCCATCAATGGCAGGTCTTGCACAGCAAGCTAATTTACAAAGCATGGGATTAGCAGGTAACTTACAAGCCCAACAAGAAGCCTTGGCTGGTCTGTTAAGTTCTAGACAGAATGTAGCTAATCAAGTGCTAGGAACAAGTGGTACAACAAGGTCTGGTGGTTTGTTAGGCGGTTTATTAGGTAATGTTTTAAACCCCAATGCTGCTGGTAACCTAAATACTACTGGCTTCGGTACTGGAATAGGTTACGGTCAACAAGATATTGGTTTGTTTATCTAAGGAACAATAATGGCACAGCAACAAAGTCTATTTGGTCCCAGCATCTATGATATTCAACAACAACAGATGCAGCAGGATCAAGCTAATGCACTAGCACAGGCTAGGTTAACACCTTACCAGAGTATAAGAGCTGGTATGGGTATGGCTGGTACACAAGCAGGTAGATCTATTGCAGGATTGTTCGGTGTGGAAGACCCACAACTAAAACAAGCTTCTGCAAGAGAAGAGTTAAAAAGAGCAGTTAACAGTCAGTGGGATGGACAAGACCCTGTAGAAGCTTATAGGATTATGGCTAGAGAGGCTTCTAGGTTGGGGTTAACACAAGAGGCTTTAACTGCTGCTGCACAGGTTAAGCAGGCTGAAGAGGCTAAGGCTAAGACTGAACTAGGAAGAATTAAGACTACGTATGAAATTGGTGAGCTAGCAGCTAGAACACAGAAAGCTATGCGACAAGCTACTGAAGCAATGCAAAGTAAAGCACCTGTGGTTCAGCTTCAAAGAGCAAGACAAGATTTAAGAGATGCTTTACAGAATGCTACAACTGAACTAGAAAAAGAAGAGATTAGGCAGCAAATAACTGAGATTGAGTCAGCCATAACCTTAAAGACTACTAGAGCACCAAAAGAGGAGAAACAAGAATCATTTGGTGTAGATAGGGAAGCTATTTCAAAAGAAAAGTACGGTAAACGCTTTGGTGATTTAACACAACAAGAACAACAGGCTGTTAACAAAAGAGTTTTAGATGAGTCTAAGATGAGGCAGCCAAATACTAACATAACTCTAAGCACACCTGAAAATGCGGCTTTGATTGGTAGATTTGAAACATCAATAAAACCAATCTTTGATAAAGTTTCAGCTATTGATAGCTCTGTTACGTTAATTAAAAAAGGAACTCCTTTCAGTGAGGCTGCTTTACGTCAAGAAATTAGTTCTATCTTCGGTGATGCTAACAAAGCTAAGACTGAGATCGAAGCATTAGCTAACACAGGTTCACTTGATCAACGTATTGCTAACAGAATCACACAGTTTATCAATGGTAAAGATACAAAGGTTACCAACGAAGACAGATTAGCTGTATTACTAGCTCTTCGTGAAAAAGAAAAAGCACAGTATGAACGCAGAAGAGCACCTTATGTAAGTGCTGCAAAAGCATCTAATGTAAATGCTACAGATATTTTTCCTAGCTTTGAAGCAGCCTTTGGTACACCTCCTGGAGTTTCTCCTGGTGGGGCAATAACAGGTACAACCTCAACTGGTACAGAATATCGAGTTGTTAAAAGGGGTAACTAATGGCTACTGAGTTTGAATACACAATTAGAGGTCAACAGGTAATAACTAAAAAACAATTAACTGATGCTGAGATTGATGAGATTGCTGCTTCTTTACCTAAAACTGGTGGAGTAACCCCTAAAGAACTATCTAGAGTATTCCAGCGTAATCGTCCGCAGGATACAGGAGCATCTACAACTGACTATCTAGTTGATGTAACTAAGAGAGCAGTGGCTAACGTTGTTCCACAGATTATGAGAGCTGTAGGAGGTATGGAAGCTCCTATGCAAATGCCTTCTACACAGCCTGCTTTGACACAACAGATAGAACAACAGGTTATTCAGCCTGTACAGCAACGATCACAACAAGCACTAGGTTACCAGCAGATACCACCACCAGATACTGGTAGTCGATTGATTGGTGCTGGTATTGAATCGGCACTAGATCCTGTTAGTATTGCTTCTGGTCCTGGTGGTATTGTTCGTAGAGTACTGGGTGGTTTTATACCTGGGGTTACCGCTGAGTTCGGTGGTCAAGTTGGTCAAAATGTTGCTGGTGACACAGGACAAGTTATTGGTGCTTTAGCTGGTGGTATAAGTGGTGGTGTTGCTCAAGGAACTATACCAAGGGCTACAGCAATGGCTAGTCAGGCTAAACCTCTGATGCAGCGTATGCGTGGTACTGTCCCTGAAGAAGAAGTTCTACGTCAAGCTGACAACACTGTGACTTCCATCTTCCAAGCAGCAGCACAGGCAGATCCTAAGTTTGCAGAGGCTTTAGCTAAGTCACAGCAGATCAGTGCTACTACAGGTGTGCAACTACCAGCATCAGCAATGCTGAATAATAATCCTGTACTAGGTGATTTGATTAGAAACTTATCAAGTAGAGATCCTGCTTTCCGTAATCTGTACGGTTCACAGTTTGAACAAGCAATGGATGCCTTGTCAGGAAGAGCTACCAGATTGTTCGGTGATCCTACACAGGCTAACTTTATTCTTCAGCAAACACTAAAGAACATACCTTTAGATAAGATACAACAACGTAGACTTGACGCTATTAACCAACAAATAGCTAAGTCTTCTACCTTTAAAGTTGAAGATCCAGAGGCTCTTGGTACTCGTGTTGCAAAGTTAGTTGAAAAACAGGAAAAAGAAGCTAGAAAACTTACACAACCTTTCTACAAAGCTGCTTTTGATTATGCTGAACAGAATAACATCAACCTACCAGCAACAGGTGTTGAGGATATCTATAGATTTGTAAACGATACAAGAGCTTCTGATAAGTTTTTCTCTTTTCCTTCTATATGGAATAAAATAACAAAACCACCGTCAGAGAGAAACCCAGGTGGTTTCGGTCCAGTTAAAGACGAAGCAGGTAATTTAGTCTTTAAGGATGCTTCCATAGCTGATATAGACTCTTTAAAAAGAGAAATTAACTTACAGATTAGAAAAACAAAAGATGATCCAGCATCACAAAGATTGTTGTCATCTCTTAAAAACTCATTTGAAGACACTATCTCTAATGTATCAGAAGACTTTAGTCGTCTCTACAAAGCAGCAGACGCTGCTTACTTAGAACGTGTCGGTTTACCTTTTAATCAAGAGGCTATTAAACAGATTGATAGGGCTAAGTTCAATGAGTCTGTTCTTCCTGTCATCACTAAAAACAAATCGGCATTGTCTCAGTTTGTTGATGCTACTGGTGAAGAAGGAAGAGACCTAGCTATGAAGGCTTTTCTGGCGGACTTTGACCGTGTTGCTGTTAAAGACGGTGTCATTGATCCTAAAGTAGCTCGTAAGTGGCTGAAAGAAAACTCCGGTGAATTAGTTGTTCTTGGTGATAAAGCTGATGTTATCCGTAGAGCAGTTACTGATGTTACTGAACTGAATGCACAGAAGGTAAGAATCAATAATGCCTTTACAGAAGCTAGGAAAGGTAATCTACTTCAATTAGAAGGTAAGACTGCTCAGGACATCGTCAACAACCTGTACAGTAACCCAGCTAATGTAGATCGTTTCTTACGTACTCATGGTAGTAACATCGATACCTTGAATGCTGTTAGATCGTTTATGTTAGATGATATTCTGTCAGCACAAAACCCTGTAGAGGCTTTAGCAGATCGAACACGTAAGGCTACTTACGATAAAGTCTTTGGACCTACTTACGCTAAGAATATAGAGAATCTTGCTGAAGCCGCTCGTAGATTATCTGAGAATCCTGCTAATGTAAAGTTTAATGTAAAAGAAGTACCGACAACACCTGTTGAAAAAGCTTTAGGAGTACCTCCAGAAGAGGTTATCTCTAAGTTACGCAACCCTATAGCAAGTACTACATGGGCTGTGTCATCTATCTTGTCTAAGTTCTGGGCAAAGCAGACAGCAGCAGCCACTGACGAGAAGCTAAAGGCTTTATTGTTAGATCCTAAAGCAACTAGGGTATTGTCTGAAGCACTGACACCTAAAGCTGATGGTACATTAGATCTTACAGCAGCTAAGAAGCTTGTAGACTTAGGTAAGAAAGCTGGTATTGATTGGACTACGATGGTTATCGATGACGCTGCTAGAGGTGCTGCTAGAGCTATTCCAGCTATCCAGGCTGGTATGCCAGAGGAGATGCAGTAATGTTTGAACTCATTGGTGCTCTTATCGGTGGTGTATTCAGGTTAGCCCCTGAAGTACTGAAGATCTTAGACCGTAAGTTTGAAAGAGAGCATGAGCTAAAGAAGTTAGACGTTGAAGTCTCTATTGCTAAGATGCAAGCAGAGTTTGCTCTACAACAGGGACATCAGCGTCTACAAGAGCATGAATTAGATGCTATCGGTGAAGCATTCAAACAACAAGCAGAGTCTGATGGTAAAGCTTGGAAGTGGGTAGCATCGCTGTCAGCACTGGTTAGGCCAGCAGTGACCTACTGGTTTGTTTTCTTTTACTCAGCAGTAAAGATTGCAGGACTTTACTTAGCTTTCTTACAAGACGGTAGTTGGACTTCTGTACTCGTTACAGGCTGGACTGATTTCGATGAGGGAATGCTTGCTATGATACTTACGTTCTGGTTTATCGGGAGGGTTTGGGAGTCATCGAAAAAATGATAGACAATGCAAAGAAAGCAGAACAAGATAGAAAGTATAGGGAAAAGAATAAGGAAGCGTTGAAAGAACGTAAAAAACTTTACTACTTAGCTAACAGAGAAAAGATACGTGAAAAAGGTAGGTTGGACTACGAAAAAAATAAAGATGCTTACAAAGAAAGAGCTAAAAAATGGAAAGATCAGAATGTTGCGTTACATAACGCTAGGTGTATGGATAGATATGTTAAGAAATTAAAAGCAAGGCCTTCCTGGTTAACTATGATTCAATTAGTACAAATTCAAGAGTTCTACGAAATAGCTAAAGCACGTTCTTATCAGACTGGTATTGTTCATCATGTAGATCATATTGTCCCACTACAAGGTAAGAACGTATCTGGTTTACATGTTCCTTGGAATCTACAAATTTTAACCGCATCTGAGAATTGTAGCAAAAGTAACAATGTCTATTAAAGAAGTAATCTCAATCGCTGAACCATTGATTAAGAGATTTGAAGGGTGGAGAAGTAAACCTTATCTCTGTAGTGCTAACGTACCCACCATAGGTTGGGGATCTACGATGTACGAGAATGGAGATAAGGTTACCTTAGATGATCCTGAGATCACAAAAGAAAGAGGACAAGCCTTATTTGAACTTGATGCAGAGAGGTTCCTACTTCAAGTCTATAAAGCCTGTCCAGTGTTGACGAAACACGATAATAAAGCTGCTGCGATCCTTAGTTGGACTTATAATCTAGGACCAGCTAGGTTGAGGTCATCCACGATGCGAACAAGAATAAACCAAGAACGATGGGAGGAAGCTGCTCAAGAACTAAAGCGTTGGAATCTTGCAGCAGGTAAAGTAACCAGAGGTCTTGTTCTTCGTCGTGAAGCAGAGGCGACATTATTCCTCCTTAGCCCATCCAACAACAAAGCTAAAGATAGCGATGTTGATGAAGACAAAGAACCCTTCCAGAAGAACCTCAGATCCGTCCTCATCAGCTACGACAAAATCATCAGAGTAACAAATCCCTAACATAAACCCTGATAGAAAAGACCAACCCCATATATTCGGCATAGTTTTCCTTAGTGACCTTTATAGACCCCTTTGCAGGGGTCTTTTTTTATCTAGATCTGTTTTAAAAACTTAACAAGCTTTTCTAATTCATCAATAGTAGCGTTGTTCTTCAACAAATTTGCTCTTTTAGATATGATCTGGACATTTCCTTTTACATATCCTTTTGATGAATCAATCCTATCAAGCGATGGTGCATAGTCTGTATTCGGTATTAGAGGAACACCAAAAACAGGGCAGACTTCTGGTATAAAAATATCTTCCTCGTCTATAGAAAACTCTCTTCCTTTTAACACAGCCCTTGATTTAGACCTAGAAAGAATTTTGTCAACGTACTTAGTGTTTATCCAATTCTTCTTAGAAAGAGGTTTTCTACAATCTTTACATACTGTGTTTAATCCTCCACGACACTTGCTATGTTTATGGAATTTGGTTTTATCCTTCCAAATTAAACAAGACTTACAAACCCTACCTTGAGTAGGGTCTTTGCTTATTTCGTTATCCATTATAGATCACAGACACCGGAAACACAGGCAAGCTGCTGTGCACCTTCAACGTTATCATCATTCTCTTTAAGCATATCCCAGTTGATGTCTGTAGGCATCTTAGCTAACAAGGCTTCATATTTTTCCTTGCTGCATGTCTCATAAGGAGCCTGCCTATACGTACCTCCATCCATTGGAAGGAATGATACACCAGTGCAGATATCAAAGTTGTCATACACCCAAGCACCTACAGTAGGCCATTCATTCTCGTTAACTGAGATAGTTACTGAAGGCTTATGTTCGCACCAGTGAAGCTGATACACACGCCATAACTTAAGATGAGATATAGCATCAACATCATCCCTGGTGATAGCACCTTCAGGAGCCTTCATAGGAAATGAGAACACAGTAGTGCTATCTG